CTCAATTGCCTTCAGACGATTGCCAAAGATGCTGAATGCCTTGGTGATATGAACCAGACGACGAGTCGAGATGACTTCATCAACCGCACCATCCGCAAAAGACTTGCGAATGACTTCAGCCCATGTGATCAGACGATCAATGAACACCTTGTCGGTGATACCGTACAGATCAAAATTCTTATCAAGAATCTTTCGCTCAACAGCCGCTGGCGGATATTCCTGTTCAACCGTGATGGCAAAACGCTCGAGGAATGCTTCATTCAGCAGATTGGTGCCGATGAATCGACCATCGTCGCTACCCTTACCCTTCGTGTTCGCAGTAGCAATCACGTTGAAGCCAGCAGCAGGTTGCACGACCTCACCAGTCTTCTTATCGAAGTATGGCTTGCCTTCAAGAATCGGCTGCAAGCACAGGATATCTTCCGTACCCAGATCGCACTCATCGAGTAGAAGCACAGCACCACGACGCATCGCAGTGATAACTGGACCCTCACGACGCACGGTGCTGCCGTCAATCAACTCATAAGAGCCAATAAGATCGGACTCATCGGTGCGCTTGGTGATATTGACGCGGATCAATTCACGCTTGAGTTGCGCGCAAACCTGCTCGATCATGAACGTCTTACCGTTACCCGACAGACCAGTGATGTAGACAGGATAGAAAATCTGAGACTTGATGATATTCTTCAGATCATTGAAGAACCCGAACGACACATAGGTCTCATTCTTTTCGGGCACAAATGACTCGGTGACATTTGTTGCACGTTTGCTGGCAAGATTAACAACCTGAGCCAGCGGAGCCATCGCCGCAGCAGACTCAGGAATCTGAGCAGCAACTACCTTTGCTACGATTGAACCGCGAACACGATATTTGCCGCGACCAACTTTGCGGGACTTATCACGGAAGAAGAAGTATGGAGTATCCATCTTCTGCTTCTTGACAAACTCAAGAACCTGCTGCGTCGTGACAACGTCAGCGTCATAATGCGTAGCCAGGTCAGTGATGAACTGTTCCTGCATTGCGGGAGTGAATTTAGACTTTCTCATAATATAATTACACCTTACTCAGTTGAATATCAAAATTGTGCGGAACATGATTGATATAGTAACGCACCGTCGTAGCGAATCCAGCACTCTTACCCATGCGATCTAACACATAGAACAGCGCATCGTTTTGCAAAGTGAAGTCACCCGCACGACGCTGCTTGATCGCAGTAGAAGTGGTGTAAAACGAGACACCGTTAACAATTGCTCGAAGTTTCAATTACATACTCCAATAAGTTTCGTTAGACGGATCGCAGCAGTAGGGAGTATCCTCGCGGATCTCAATTTCCTTGCCCGTCATAAGATTCTTGACCTTCTTCATCTTCGGCTTTTTGAGAGCCGCCAACTGACGCTCCAGTTTGGCAATTTCCGCTTTGAGTTCTTTGATAGTTCGCTTTTTCATCTTCATTCCTTACCTTATAGAACCATTATACCGCGAAACAGCCTCGAAGTAAAGGGGAAATTTCCCTAATAGAATCAATAACTTACGCCACCGCCAATTCTTCAGCGAATTTACTCACCAGCAGTCGGCTATTCTTCTTGCCCTGCTGCATCTTATTGAACGCAGAAGCCATCTTGCCCTTGGTCATATCGGGTGTAACAGCCAATTCTTCGTCAACGATGCTCTTTCTGGAAGAACGCACGTAGAAGTATTTGCTGTAACCAAGACTAGAGCAAGCAAAGAAATTCTCGCTGCGATAAGACTTGAGAATTTCTCGCGACTCTTCAGTAGTCATGTTATAAGTCTCTTGGCGAATTATCTGTTTGATCTCGCGATCGCTACCAAGATAAAAGCCGAGATGCTTACAGCCAGTCACATCAGCAACAAGTTTGGTGATAGCAGACTGCCAGCCATGATTACCCTCAACGCGGACTTTCTTGCCAGACTTCTTGTCGATGAAATAGGTGACGCCCTTCCAATAATTGGAAGAATTTCTCTTATCAGGGTCAAACGGATATGACATGTCATTACTGCCGACACCGTCGGTCAAATAAAGCACGTTGACAATATCCAACTGATGAGCATTCTGGAACTTCTTGATCATCTCGCGAGAAGCAAGAAGAGTCTGGAGGAACGGAGTACCGTTCAAACTGAAACCAGCATTTTCCCAATTATAATCAAAATTGCCGTGATCGTTGTCTTCATTAGTGTCATCATAATAGCGATAACTACTGCGACCATACTCATTTGCAGTAATTGCAAGCAGATTAAACGCACGGCGATACTGAACACCACCCAACTTGCTACCAAGCAAATGCTTGAGGTGAAAAGCAGTATTGCCAATGTGCATTTCTGTCTTAGAGTCAGAAATAAATTTCTTGGTGAATGTCATCAACTTGCGGTTGTGATAGTAGTCATCCGAGAAACCGTAAATATCAAACGGAATATTTGCCATCTTACAGAACGACGCAAGCACAAGAGCCTGTTCGATAGTGTTGCGGAAAATATCAGACATCGAGCCAGACATATCAACATACATGATAAGTCCGTGACTCTTGCCTTTCGGCACGACGTTGATCTTCTTAAACAGATCGTTGCTGAACTTATACTTGTGCAGCACATTCATGTTCAACTCGCCAGTGCGAGCAGTCGTGGTGCGAGCATATTCTGATGCTTTCTTGCGCATCTCGAATTCCTTTAGAATATGCATGATATACTTCTTGTTGTTCTTATTGAACTTCGCAACACACTTCTGAGAAAGTGTCTCAAAAGAGATCTTATTGCGAGCATAAATCTTATGCTGATCTTGAACCTGTTTATGGATGAACAACTCAAGATCATTCATGACCTCGGTGTTATCAAGAATGATCTGAGAAAGATCAGCCTCAGGCAGATTCAACATATGAACCTCACCAGAAGCATTGATCAGTTCCTGCTCTTTCTGGCGGAAAGAACGATCGGTGACGGACTTCGGCTCACCGTCATCATCTTCACCAGCAGAATTTTCTTTCGATTCAGTTTCCTGATCTTGAGTTTTCTCGGCGTCTTCTTCGTTGTTCTCAGTTTCATCGTTGAAACCATCACCATCCATGCTTTCATCTGAAGATTCGGAATCATCAAAATCTTCATCGAAGATTTCATTTTCTTCTTCGTCTTCACCATCATCTTCGCCATCAGAAGGCATCGGCTCTGGCTTGGTGGCATCATCAAGATCATTTTGATTTTGAATCTTGTCTTTTTCGTTTTCTTTCACATAACCATAGATGCGCTTGGCAATGTCTTCAACCTGTTCCCAAGTTTCAGCATTGTCAATTTCGCGCAGATAGTCACGCTCGGCGTCAGTAAACTTGACGACAACATGCGCACCCAACTTGTAATACAGGTTGATGCGATCGATCAGATTGAGTTTGTCAAGGTCGCCTAACTTCTTGATACCAAAGAAGTCACGATCATACAGGCTCTTGTATGCATTGGCAAAGGACTTGCCAAGACCAGGATAGCGTCGCTTCTGGCGACGTTCAATGCGCGCATCCTCAATGACGTTGAGGAAATCTTTGTACTTTTTGCGCTCAGACTTTTCAGTATTATCGAGCGCAGAGTGCCAACCCTGTTCGGGTGTGTCTAGTGCGTGACCGACTTCGTGACCTGTCAAAAGATCGTACAGGTCACCGTCCATCTCTTTCCAAACAGGAAGAACAATGGTGCGCGACTTCAGGTCGAAGTATGCAGTTTGCACATTCTGGTGGCTGACCGTAATATTCTCGGTTGCCATCAATTTCGCAAGAATTGACTTGGATGCTTGTAAATTTGACATAACGATTCCCCTAACTATAGAACCATTATACCATAAAAACCCCTGAAAAGTAAAGGGGTAAAAACCCGAATAAAATCAATAACTTACGGATTCGGGTTATAAACAAACTTCTCTGGCTTCTTTTCCGCTGCATTCAGATCAAGAGTGAGCGGCTCTTTGATAATTTGAATTGATGACTCATCTTGCTTTTGCGTAGTTTCTTCGGTTGCTGACGCGAACTGTTGGTTGTATCGTTTTATTTTCTTGAGATTTTGCTTGACCTTGCGCTTGGCTTGCTCAAACTTAATTGGACTCACCTTTTCAGTAAACAGTTTGCCATCCAAATGATCAATCTCATGCTGAACACAAACAGCAGTCAGTCCATCAAACTCTTGCTCGACGATTTGACCACCAATTGCTTGGAAGCGCACTTTGATATGATTTGGACGGTTCAACTTCAGATATAGTCCAGGATATGACAAGCAGCCCTCAGCATATTCAGCTGGTACTGAATTAGATTCAATTATCTCTGGATTGAACATGACCCAAATCTGTTCACCCATGTTCACTGCGCAAACACGATCTTTCAAACCAACTTGATTGGCTGAAAGCCCAAGACCCTGCATAGTGTTTAGTGTCTCTGCTAGAGAGAAACCGATATATTCTGCCCTCAAGAATTTCGCGTCTTCATCCCATGTGAATGGGATAGTCGGTTCACGAAGAATTGGATCATACCAATCTACTAACTTATAGACCTCATACTTAACTAGGTCACCCTTGTAAAACTTTACTTTCTGTGTCATAATTATACCACCATTTGCGAGAAGTTCTTGACCTTCGCGAATCTAATTGTATGTTTAAACTTGTCGACCATCTGATCAGTCTTGTGTGTGATCACAAAGATGTTCGTACCTTCGTTCATCATATTTATCAACTTCATGAATTCTTCTGTACCGTTAATGTCAAGAGAACCATCAAAGACCTCGTCGAAGATGAGAAGATTCGTATTGACACTATTCTTCAACTTGGCGACTGAACGCCAGGTAAACAATAACGCCAGATCAATACGCTTCTTTTCACCCTCTGAGAAGTTTTCATAACTGAAATCATCTCGGTGACGAGACTTGATGGTCTCCTTGAACTCTTCGTCAATGTTGAAGTTGACAAAGAAATCCATCGCAGCCAAATACTTGTTAACCAGTTTGTTGATAACTGGAACGTACTGCTTAATGATCTTGGACTTGATTCCACCATCCTTTAGCAGCTGCGCGACAATATCATAATGTTGTGTTTGTTCAGATACAGTCTTTCTTTTATCGTTGAATGTTTGCAAATCGTTCAATAGAGTCTTGCTTTGTGCCTTGAACTCATCGCTCATGGCTGGCTTGTTTTCTATCTCTTCAATTTCCGTGTTAAGTTTCTTAATGTAGTTTCGAACCTGCTTGCTACTAGTAGTGATGCGAACCAGATCCTGCTCAAGAGTCTTGAGTTCTTTTTGTGTTGCTTTGATGGTATTGATTCGCTGTAGAACGGCATCGCTTTCTTCCTTTAGTTTGGTTAGCCCTTCAGTTAGTTCTGTGATTTTAGTATTGCACGCGTGGACTTTTTCTTCTTTGTTGTTGATTGTTTGATCGCATGTCGGGCAATTCGAGTTCTCAGAATAAAATTCGATGTCCTTTTCCAGCTTCTGAATGTTACCCTCGATCTTTGCTTCGAGTTGATTCAGCTTATTGAACTTTTTAGTATTGGTTTCCTCGTCAGATATTTGCAGTAGCAAATTCTCGATCTGTGTTTCTTTTTCAGTCGACTCTGTTGCAAGGTTTTCTAGTGTAGTAGTGTTTTCTACAACTTCGTTCTTCTTTGCGTCAACGATTTCTTTTGTGTTTTTCTTTAGTTCTTCAAGATGCTTCTTGTGTAGAATGATCTTATCTTTGGTATTATCAATCTGAATCTTGAGTTGTGCGGCTTCATCTTTCAGAGTGTGTAGTTTGCTCTTTACAACTACATTCATCGCAGAGAAGATCTGAATGTCGAGCAGGTCTTCGATAACTGCACGACGATCAGATGCAGACAACTGCATGAATGGAGTAAAGTTGGTTGAACCAAGGATAACAATCTGAGTGAAAGACTTATAGTTCATCTTAAGAATATTCTTCTCAAGTTGTTCCTGATAGTCCTTCGACTTTGCATCTTGGTTTAGTAGTTCATTATCGCACCAAATTTCGAATAAGTTTGGCTTGATACCACGGATGACTTTGTAGTTCTTCTTGCCAATAGCAAACTCAATCTCGACAACGCAATCTTTTTCGTTGATTGAATTGACCAGCTGCGGCTTATTGATATTACGAAATGGCTTACCAAACAAAGAAAATGTAATGGCATCCAGGAAGGTAGACTTGCCTGCACCATTCTCGCCAACAATTAGAGTTGTCGGGTTTTCATGTAGATTAATTTCGGTAAAGATGTTTCCAGAAGAAAGGAAATTCTTATATCGAATATGCTTGAATAAAATCACGCAGACTCCATCGATACTGCTTCATTGTATACATCACGCAGGACGTTCTTTATTTTATCTGATTCCACAGGTAAAGTCAAGCCATCAACATACTTATTCAAGATAGTGATTGTATCTTCTGCTTGGTCAATATCAACTTCAACGTCGTTTGTGATCTCGCTGAAATCCTCAACAACCGATACTTCTAGTGGTGCAACCTTTGTCAACTCATCGATCATCGCATCAAACAAGAATGAGTTATTGCGTTTCTCAACAACCAGTTTGATATACTTGCCAGCAAGATGTGAGTAGTCAGCATTTACAATATCATTATAGAACAACTCATCGTCGTTATACTTGATCTTGTAGAACATCTTATTTGGATTAGGGATGAATGTCAGTTCACGTGTATCAGTATCAAGGATATGGAATCCACGTTCATCATTATAGTCAGCCCAAGTCATTTCTCCAGGAGTGCCAACGTAAACAATATTGCCGCTGTTGCTCTTGTGGTGGAAGTGACCCGAAAGCACTAGATCATACTTCTGTAGGATAGAAGGATCCATACCTTCATTACAGATGTTACCACGATCCATTTCAAAACCTTGCAGCTCAAAATGTCCAAAGCAAATCTGGTTTTTGCTTTCCTTGATATACTCCATGATTTCTGCTTCGTTGTCTTTGCAGATCCATGGAATAATATCAATGCCTAGTTCTCTGTCGTTGAATGGCTTATCATGAATGCAGATGTTCTCATACTCTTGCAGTAGCAGCTGCGGCGAGTTGACCTCAAGTGTATTCTTGAATGTGATATCATGATTGCCCAGCAGAGTATAAAACTGAATCTCTTTGCGCTGCATCACATCAAAGAAATACTTGCGCGATAGAGCAAGAGTCTGAAATGAGATGTACTTGCGACGATCAAACAGATCACCCAGCTGATAGACATTTTTGATTCCGTGCTCTTCTAGATACGGAAAGAAAGTCTTCAGATAAAATTCACGATAGTGATTATGAAACGCTATCGAGTCACCACGCATGCCGTGGTGAGTATCACCCAATATTGCTATCTTCATCTACAAACTTCTCCAGACCACCAGACTTCTTGGCTTTCTTTGCCTTTCTTGCAGTCTCATAATTTTCAATAAACTCAGAGATGTTCTCGTACAACTCAAATTGACGGAACGTACCATCCTCATTCTCATTCAACTCAAACTCATCTAGAATACCTGCCGTTTCAGTTGCCTTGTACTTGACATACAATTGCTTCTTTTCTTTCTGAATGCGACGTAAGAATGCATAATACGTTATTTGAGTGAAATAGGCAAATGGGTTGCTTGATTTACTTGGGTCAAAATTGTCAACGTACATGACGCAGTTCTCAATAGCATCAGCAACCATCTCGTCACGGAAAGTATACGACAAGAAGTTTGGCTTGTGAGAAAGATTCTCAGCAATCTTCATGAAACATTCGCCGACGTATCGAGGAATCTGTGGCTTCTTTTCACCCTTTCGTTTTGCCTTACTTACTGCTTGACGATACTTGATCATTTCTGTCAAGAAGTCCTTATTATTGATATAATGATTCTTTGCCACAAATATTTCCTTAATGAACTGGTTTATCTTTCTTGTTTACCATTGCTTCCATGATAGAAACAACATTGTCTGTATCCTCTACACCTTTTTTCTTTTTCTTTTTCGTTGGTGGATCGCGCAACGTAGACTTATTGTTATAGAAAAAGTCAGAGACATATTCATACTGCTCTACGAAGTCTTCGCGAACTGGAGTCGTAAACATAACTTCGTCAGCAAGAATATCAATTTCCTTGATCATAACTATTGACTGTGGCAAGTATTCCTGCATCGCAAGAATCTGTCTACCTTCATCAAACAGAGTTTCAATGTCCACACGAAGTGGCTGTTCAATTGTCAAGTATCCCTCTTTATGAGTTACATAGCCAACTAAATCTTCTGCTGTGTTTCGTAGTCTTACGAATCTTAGATCTTTTGCATCTGGCATTAGTTTATCCTGACAGTATTTGAGGTGAATACAAACTTTTCTTCACTATAAATTTTAACACGCTCTTCATAATGCTTTAACGTAAAGTTTGTATATGGACCATAACGTAGGTCATCAGCGATATCATAAAGAGTTGCTGCGTCTTTATTATCTCCTAAACGCAGCACACGACCAATAGACTGTAGTGAACGGATCTTACTCTTTGTGGGTGAAGAGAACACTACATTATGTAGGTTTCGAATGTTGACTCCTGTAGAGAACGTTCCATAAGAAGCCACAATGATAGCATTGTTTTCTTTTTCTGTAATATGGCGAACGGCTTCGCGATCTTCTGCTTCAGTTTCACCACAAACGAAAAATACTCTGCGACCATCTTCTCTTCCTATAACCTTTTCATCGATCATTGCCTTTAGTATTCTACCGTGTTTTTCGACATAAGTAAATAAAATTAGCGTGTTACCTGTCAGGCTCAATGCAAGATTACGAATGAACCTATTTCGTTCTTCATATGATACAAGGAAATCCATTTCTTCTTGATATGATTTGCCCTTCATAGACTTACACACAGTCTCTGGATATTTCAATACAATGCATTTGATCTTGAAGTCAGCCAACTGCTTGCGATCAATCAGTTCCTTGGTTGAAATGACTTTAAATGTCGGACCAAACAAACCCTCAAGAACAAGTTTGTTAACCTTGCTATCATCAAGTGTACCTGTTGTACCAATACGCACATCACAGTTGATCAATTTTGTCATGATATCAGTCAGTGACTTGGCTTTGAATGTGTGCGCTTCGTCGCCGATGATAAAATCAAACTGAGCAAAGTATTTCTTGGGCATGTCATAGATTGACTGCCATGTAGAGATGATTAGATTAGTCTCGGGAATCTTGCTTTCACCGCCATAAATCTTCTGGCAGTACTTGTCTACATCCCAACCATTATTTGTTGAATAGTTCTTAAAGTCAGAATGCATCTGCGTGACAAGATTGATCGTTGGAACAACTAGAAGTCCTCGCGTCTTTCCACAATTTAACAATTGGCGAATCATCATATAAATGATGAGTGATTTACCAGATGCCGTTGGTGAGATCAATACAGCGCGTTTCTTTGTTAATCCAACACTTGATGCAAGATACTGATAATCTCTAGGCTCAATGGGCAAAGAAAGAGCAGAAGCAAGATTCTTTGTATCTACTGGGTAAACTTCTGTTTCTTCATCGAGGTATTCAAAAGTTCTATTAGTATCTTTACAAAACTTTTTGATATAAGGCACAAGTCCAAGATATATTTGTCGTGTCTTTAGATTCAACAAACGAATCTTTCCATCCCAATGCCTTGCTTTAAAGGCAGGGCTAAACTGATGTCCTGGAGATGAGAAAGTAAAGAAGTCAGACATCTCTTGTAGAATGCCATCATCTGCAGTCACCTGCACATAGACATTACTTACTTTCTCAATGACGACGTGCTCGATGATCATCTAACGCCCTGAATGAACTTTTCCCAGCCCATGTATTCTCTCAACTGCCAAGTTCTGTTGTTGAGTTCTTTCATCACGTTAGTGCAAAAATTTGCTGCTTCTTCGTGATAGGCTTGCTTGCGCTTGAGTTTGTTTAGATCGTCATCGCCATCAATATACACGGCAATGTCGGACTTGAGGGTGAAACGAAATGGCTCCCAACCAAGTTTATCTAATTCTTCTTGGTCAAGTTTGCCGCTGTAATACATCCATTTGAGTTTCTTGACTCGATTGTACTCAAGCCCGCACTTGCGTGCTGATAGATTATGCAGCGAGAGATATTTGTTGTACTTGTTGTGAATCAATGGAATGCGCAGGATTTCTTTTCCAGGCTCAGTGGTATCGACTTCGCTGTCCTTTTCCCACTGCTTCATCAATTCTTCTAGCGGAGGTGTTTCAATTGCCATAATGATTCGAATTAAGCTGATCCAACTGATATCATACTACAGTTGGATCCCAAAGTAAAGCGCAAACGTAAGTTGCTTTTGCTTCATTGTTCTAGTATAATGAGTATGTCCCGTTTGAACGGGGTACAATAGTAACTCTATATTATGCTTTTATTCTTTCGTACTCATAATAAGAGAATCTAAAAGTAGCGTCGGCAATCGCAATGTTCTCAGCTGTATCCGTTGCAGCAAATAGAACCGACGACAATGAAGTTGGGAACAGATCCACAAACTTCACGCGGAAACTTGGATTATTTTTGTTTGTAAACAGAGTCAATATTGCGCTTGAGTATTGAGGTCTGTCAATGTTCTTTCCACGAACATAACTAGAATACGATTGTCTTTGTAGATTAATATATTCTTTGAAGTCTGTCGGGAAAGTAATACCGCGAATCCAATCATGGAGTTCTGTCCATGCGCGCATATCTTCATCAATCAGAAATGTGATATTGAACGTATCATAGATCATCTTTTCGCCAGGTACATATAAATCAATAAATGGCGTAGCCACTGGCACTTCTGTTAAAGAAACACCTGGCACATTTGCAGCCTGACAGAAATACGTTGCTCCAGGCAGACGATCAAACGTCAGCCTATACTTTGTTGTTTGTAATAGAGCAGTATTAGTTGGTGTGCGTTGTAGAACTGTCATTTATATTCCTCGCTCGTTACACCTATTTAGTAGACAATAAAAAAGGGCGGATCTTTCGATCCGCCCCCAAGTGGTTGCCTCACGGCAATCTTCTTATTCAACAAGTCTATTACTGAGCAATGGCCAGCACTGCAAACTTGCGATAGTACATGTTGGTGTCGTTGGCAATCGCGCCAGTACCTGCCGTTGTTGCGAAAGGATTTGCAACTAGACCATAACGGGTCTTGAAGCCAATCTTTGGCTGGTAGGAAGCTGGATCGATAGCACGTACCATCTGTAGAGGAACGTATGGGCAATAGAAGAGACCAGCGTCATAAGGATTTGCACCCTTATAGCCGACCACAACGTAGTCCGAACCTGTTACAGAATATGGATCAACATAAACCTTGATGCGACCGAATAGCGTACCAGCGAAGGTATTGCCTGTGTCGTCAACAGTTAGGTTAGTTTGACCAGCTAGTGCTGAGTTGTAGTCAAGTAGACCAGTCATTGCTAGAGCAGATGCTACGTCTGTTGAGACGATTAGCATGTTACCCTTGCCACGACGAGTGTCCTTGGCGATCTTGTTAGCTGCACGCTCTACTGCGAACAATAGGCTCTTGTACTTTTCTACCTGCCAGCGACCGCTTGTATCGGTTGAAGCATTTAGGTTGAATACAGGATTTGATACCGATGTGATACCAATGTTAGCAGTTGCATAGACCGTGCGAACAACTTCGCGGTTGATTTCAGCAAGAATTTCTGTTGACAGAATATTTGTCAACTCTGCTTCTGCGTCTAGACCGTGAATTGCCTTTAGATCTTGTGCAAGTTCTAGCGTGTAGGAAGCCTGTAGACCGCGTGACTTTGCTGTAACAGCAACACGATCGATCTCAAAGCCCATGCTATTGTATGCAACGCCAACGCCGAGTTCTTCAGCACCAGCCGTTGTCATACCTGTACCTACGTTAGCAAGTACAACGTTAGCAATGTTAGCCATGTTCAACGTTGCGAGTCCTGCGGCACCAGCATTACCTGAGTGAGCAGTGTTGGCTTCGACATACAGAGCCTCACCGCCGATTGCAGTGTTCGTTGCGTAGACAGAGCGCATTGCGAAGATCAAGCCTGTTGGACCTGTCATTGGCTGAACGCCGCAGATGTCATAAGCCATTAGGTTTGGTAGAGCACGACGAACCAGTCCGATTAGGATTGGATCGAAGCCAGCTACTGCTGCACCAGTTGCAGCGGATAGACCTGCCACGCCGCTTGTACCCATTGAGGTAGCAGGAGCATTGCCTGTTTCCCATAGGTTTTGCATTGCGCGAGCGTCTTCCATAAGGGCACGCTCTTGATTCTCTAGAACTAGTGCGGTCACTGCACGCTTGTATTGATCAGTGATCTTTGGGAGTTCTGGGTGGTCAAGAACTGGAGCCCACTTCTTTGCATATGTTTCGTTAATATACATGTTTAGTGTCCTTCAGTTAAAATTAGGCTTTTGGAGCCGTTTTGGTTAGAGATTTTACATAATGTGCCATAATGCCAGATGTTTCAACTACTTCAGGCTCTTCATTGACTGCAGCTTCTTGAATTGCCTTTACCTCACTCTTCACTTGTACTTTTGATGGGAAGTAGTTCTCGCGGATAACTGCGAGTTTATTATCAAAATCACCCTCTGTGGTGAACTCCACGCTCTCTGCGAGCGATTTCATTTTGCCGATCTGTACTTCGGTTAGACCTTCACAGACCTTGCGAATTGCTTCGTCTTTCTTGATAGCATTTAGTGCTTCGGCTAGAGCAGCCTTCTCTGCTTCTTGAGCAGCTGCGGCTTCTTCTAGTTCAACAACACGTGCTGCTAGTTCTTCTGCAACATCGAGTTTCTCATCTGGAATTTCGACATAGTGCTCAGCGAATAGATTCTTTAGACCATTGATAAAGTCTTCAGAAAGTTCTGCACGGAGACCTGACTCGATTGCAACTTTGTTCTCAGTCATCCATTGCTCAACTGCATAGTTAAGATATGAATCAACTTGATCAGCCATTTCTGTCTTGATTTCAGTGATGGCTTCTTCTAGTACTGAATCATTATCAGCTAGAACGCCTTCTAGAATTTGCTCAACACGAGATGTTACGGCTGATTCAAAAATTAGCGTAGCCTTGACGCGGAAGTCTTCAGATAGTGATTCGCCATTGAATAGCGCATCAACATCTTCCTTCATGCTGCCCTTATGCTCAGCGACCTTCTTCTTCATCCAATCTTTCTTGGCTTCAGCAAGTTCTTCGTCTGATAGTTCGGCTTCAGCAGTTACTTCTGTTTCTTCTTCAGAAATAACTTCTTCTTCAGAAGATGCTTCAGATTCTTCACCGAGACTTGGGTGTAGAGTCTTGTCTGTGGCTTGTGGTTTAGCAATGTCCTTAGCCTTGACAGAGCCGATCTTCTTTTCTGGGCTCTCTGTGTTTGATTGACCAGGCTTTGGTGCCTCAGTCGTATCTGGCTCGCCAACGCTGCCAGCTGGATTGTCGTGTGTTGCACCGCCAAGATCATTGACCTTGTCTAGTGGTGCTGCCATTGGTTCCTTGCCTGCATTCATTGATGCTTTTAGAATTTCAGCAGCGGATTCTGATAATGTCTTTGCCATTTGTTGTAACTCCTGAAGAAGTAATATTATTTATAAAAATTAAAGTTTTGACAAGAAGTTTTCAAAGATCTTTAATGAAACTTCGTCAATTTGCTTCTGCTTTGCGGTTTTAATTTGGTTATGATATTCATTGATATCAATTTCTTTCACCTTACCATTATCCCAAACCCATTCCTTTCCTTCCATGATGCCTTGAACAAAAGCACCAGGAGCGGAAGGATCCGCTACAATATCAGCCGCTGTGGCTAGATAATAGTCGTCTTGCACCACGTTCACACCATTCACTTCTTTAAGTGAACCCATGCCACGTGATGATACACCTAGAGTAGCACCGCCTTCCATTAGAGACTTGGCGATCTTGCCCATAGGTGTTTCAAGAATTTTTGCTTTACCGATCCACTGATTACCTTCCTGCTTTAGTGAGGTGATCAGATGTGATACTCGGTCTAGATTGATTGATGGAGAATCTGGGTGACCTAGTTCACCGAATGCACGATTCTTGGTTACATATTCCTCGTTGTAACGACCAACTTCTTTTGCAAGAGTATCAGTCTTATACATACGACCATTGCGGTTTTTCATTTCCGCAACTAGGAATGGACCTTGAATGAATAGAGACTTAACACCGTTTTTTTCTTCGGTGATCATCTTTACTGATTCAATTGTTTCGGTGATTAGTTTCATTTTTATATCCCCAGTGATTTGCGTTTTCTTATTGAACGCTTTCTCTTAATTAAAGCACGAGCCATTTTTGCTCTGCGCTTCATTTTTCCTTTACGTTGCGAAATACGACGACGCAATCTCTCTGCTGCCGTCATGCGCGTTAATTTTCCACCACGAATTGTATAACCTTTTACTGCAGAAACAACTTTACGACGTTGAACCTTACCACCACGCACACGTGCTCTGATAAGTTTTCTACGTCCCATCTTTTGGACGTTTGCTTCTGCAATAATCTCTCTTACGAGGTCTGATACAATGCTCATTTGTCTTTAATCTTAAACGTTGATTTACTTAAAGCAAAATCTGCAACTTTCTTGAATTGCTCTGGACTATGGGCAACCATTCTAGCAACCTTTGCTTTATTCTCATCATTTAATGCGTTATGCAATTGATGAACAGCAGAGGCTGTATAATGATCAACCTTCATAGATGATCCATTCTTAAACTTTAAATTTGTATGTTCTTTTGAATCAGCAATCTTTTTAAGTCGATCAATAGTTTCAAACACATATTCAACTTCTTCCTGCATACCAGGAACCACTGTTGAAGGTGAAGTGCCTGTTGGGGTATATGGAATTGTAAATGTTAGACCGAGTTGCTTATTAGTATACAGTGCAACGCGACGACCATCTGGGAAAATACGAATAGCCTGACGGCGTAATACCATCATTGCTGGCGGATTTTGTTCGTCTTTAAATGCTTCGTTTACTGATTCAGTGATTTGTTCTTTATCTTCAATCTCAAATCCATTATTAAGTGGACGGCTATGTGACTGCTTTAACTTTTGAAGTGTTGCTCTAAATTGTGACATAGGAACACCTGGATTTAAAATATCTGTTGGCACCGCAGAACCAAGAGTGGAATACTGCTGGCGCGCATTTGGTGCAACTTTATTTAATACTTGCGAGTATGAAGCATTTGGATTTTTGGCAGCAGCCGCATTAAATGCCTTATGACCAGCAAGTGCAGCAGCAACGTTGAGACCTTTTAATCCCAATGTTGATTTTGCCGTATTGATCTTTGCTCTAAGATCTTTATCAGCGGCAGCAGAAGAGTTTGGTTTATTCTGCTGCTGCGGCATCGCTGGTGTCGCTTCCGACAGTTTCGACTTCAGTAGGTTCAACTTCATTCGTTTCTTCTGTTTCTGGTGGTGTTAATAGAGTAGACGCAAGTTCAACTTTCTTTACTTCAAGCGCATCAGAGACTTTCGTTGCTAATGCTGCATTGAATGCAGTCATGAATGATTCTTTATCATTCCCCATTATAGAATTGATCATATCTAAACTAGTTTCCATAATTATCTCCAATTATTTAGTAATTTCTGACTGGAATGCTTGGTCGATTGCTGATTGAGGGGCAGCAGTATTTGCACCAGCAGGGACCTGTTCAGGTGCTGGGTTCTGTGCTTCTTCTTCAGCAATCTCAGCATTCATACGCTCAATGCCTTCTTCATCAAAGTGAAGGACATGTTTCTTGATCCAACCCTTGGAGAAATATGTTCCAACGTATGGATCGATCTGTTGCATAAGTTGTAGACGTGAAGCCATTAGTTCGGCTTCCTTCAACTCTGCAAAGTTATTGTCTTTGAGGAAGTCGTAATGAATCTTTTCTTTTAGAACATCCCACTCATCAACTGAGCAAATACCCTTTAGAGCCAGCTGACGCTTCATTAGTTCATCAAACAATAGACTGAATTTTGCGCGCAGACGTTCAACGAACTTGTTGAACTTCAACTCATCTCGAGTGATTTCATTCGTGCGACCAAGGCTGAAGTTCTGATTTGGCTCCAAACGAGACGCAGGAACATTAAGTGCCTTATACAACTTGCTTTCGAAGTAACGAACGTCAGCGAGTTCGCCAAGATTTTGACCAGCTGGAAGCGTGGTGATCTCAGTTGACTTACCTTCTCCGCGACGCGGAATCCAGAAGTCTTCCATCATTGACATGAACTTACGATCGTCTTTGACTTCACCTGTTGATGAGTCATAAACAACCTTGTTACGGAACTTCGTCATGATATCGCGCAGGTATTGCTCTGCCTTAATCTTTGGCATGTTACCAACGTCAATATAGAACACACGACGTTCTGGTGCACGTGATAGACGATAGATAACTACTGCGTCTTCAACCATGCGCAACTGGTTAAGTGGCTTGATTGCTTTATGAACATATGATAGAACCATATGACGCTTTGGATCAAGCAAACCAGAATTGACATTGACAATAGCATCAGCAGCAATCTTAACAGATGAATCATTGACTTGAGTTACAAGCTGCTGACCCTGTACCATTGCTTTGTCGTTGAAGACGTAAAATTCTTGAACGCCCTGAACGACTTCAATTCTCGTTCTTGGGTCTTTCTTTTTAATAATCGTGCGCACTTTCTTAATCTTGCGCGGATCGATATAAAGTAATTCTTGAATGCCAGACTTTGGATTTTTCTCATCTAGTAATACTTGATAGAACATACGTCCATCAATATACCAGTTACGGAAAATGTCTGATCCTGAATTTGAGAAATCTAGTAAACGAAGAATATTTGCAAATTCTTCGCGGATCATATCTTTGATATTATCTGGTTGATCTAGATCATCAACCATAATTGTGACTGATTTGCCAGTCACATCATGTATAATTGCTTCATTAACAATCTCATCAACAGCTGCTTCCAATTCTGGTTGCATTGCCATTTCGCGATATCGCGTTACAAGATCGTTTTCATTTTTGAAACTGGCTTCAAGATCTAGGTATGTGCCAAAGTATCCGCCAGCAGTAGCTGTAATGGCACCGTCGTCAAGAACAGGAGCAGTAATTTGCGGCTGCAACTGTTGCGGGGCACCTTCAGCCTTTGGGCGAGAGATTTCGAAACCGAAAAGAGATATTGCCATGTATTACTCCATCATAAAGAATGTGGGGGAGGATATCCTCCCCCACTCAACGCATATTACCCGAATAAAGATTCAACTGGTGACTTCAACGCTGAAGCGATACCACGATCAGTTGATTCCCAATATTGTAATGAGAAGTTAACTGTGTACTCTTCAATTGCGTCGTTTGAACCCCAGTCTAGGTCGATTTGAGCAACGTCTGTTGGGAACATACCCACAAACTTATATTGCTTTAGACTGCGTCCATCCTTACCATATTGAATCACTTGAGCATCAACACCGTACTGGTTTGATGTTCTTGCGCGGGAAGAACGAAGGTTTGTAGTATTATCGTTAATACCACGAACCCATGATTCCATCGCGTTACGGATTGCGAAATCTTCGTCATTGATAATTGTTACTGACCAGTCAGCAAAAGTACGATTACCAGCAACCTTGACTTCGCGACCAAAGTAAGGTACTGTCACCATACCAACTGTTGAGCCTGGTAGAGCCGCAGTCTTAACCATGAAAGTAGACTTTTGCGAAGCAACTGCTGCGCCATTCGCGAACGAAGGAAAGTTTAGTCTAACTTCAAATAGATTAGGACGTGCACCGTCACCAGCTAATTGGCCACGAAATTGATTTACATTAAAAGCCATTGTTTTCTCCTGACTCTATCTTAGTCTATTTATTAGAAGCGACCAACGATTTCGTCGAAGGCAACACCAGTACGGACAGCGACAAAGTTCAACTGGATATAGTTGATGCTCTTAGCTGGCTTGACATAGATGTCACCAACAAACTCGTTACGATCAATAACTTCACTAGTATTGTTTGTTTCATCGCAAACAACACGGAAGTCATAGATACCGCGACGACCTTGAACGAGACGTAGGAATGGTTCAACTAGATTCACAAATTGCGCTCTTGTAAATTCATCGTTGAATTCGAACAGGCTGGCACGAGCTGCCTTTGCAATAGCCTTTTCAAGAACGATAAACAAGCGACGAACATTGATACGATCAAACGCGCTTGGCTTGTTTAGCATTGTCTTGTCGCCGAAGAGAACAGTACCATCTCCAGGGAACGATACAATCGGGTTTACACCAGCCTTGTATAGTGTATCGCGCTGTGCTTGGTTTGGATTAAATGCTAGTTTAACAACGTTCTTCAACTGACCACGATTGAATCCAGCTGGTGAGAACCATGGATCACGATCACGATCTGTTTGAGCGCAAAGACCAGCAACGTCACCATTGCAAGGAATCCAACGATATAGGTCGTTGTACTTGTCGTACATATACTTCCAGTTACTGTCCATAACAGCAAACGAAGTTGATGTTAGAGCATTGCGGAAGTTGCTAACAGCCGTTATTGGATCAGCAGCTTGAACATTAGCAAGAGTAGGTGATAGGAATGTGATGCAATCCTTACGACCAGATGCTAGAGAGATAACGTTAGCTGCAAGCGTTGAACTTGCATTACCAGTCATAACTAGGCTAATTTCTACGTTGTCTGCGCTTGAGAATTGCTGATAAGCAATCTGAACGTTGCCGTCAGTTGGCGTATCTTCAGTACCACGAATGAAAGAA